TCTATATGTTTTCCAATTATCTGCAAGTGTCAAATCAGAACTAGCTCTCCAATCACAAGCTGTTAATAATCTATCTCTTTCTAATCTTAAAAGTCTCATAGGTTCTGCATTGTTTAACCTTGTAACTTCGGCATCTATTTCAGCTTCAGTTGGGGGTGTGTCGCTTTCATGCCAAGTTAAACCAGAATAATCTGTTCCACCCCAAGACCATTGCTTGTTAGGTTTGAGAATTGTTAATGCTTTAATTCTGTTATAAATCATTATGCACCGACTTCCATTACGATAAAAGAACCTTTTGTGGTATGTTGTGCGCCGTTCCAGCCAGCCCTAGTACCACCATCAAGTCTTATTTGAACTTTATATGTATGTTGGTTTGTATCTCCAGGAGAGTCTAAATAAACCATAGTACAAGGCATTTCTTGATCTTGTGCTCCTGGATAGTAATATTCGTGCATCATAGTAAGACCGCCTGTTGAATGACCTAAATTAGTACTATCTCTTCTAATCGTTGCAAAAGACCTATTATTACTACCATCACATTCCATATTAGCTGAAGCTATTACTAAAACTTTACTTGAATTTGCTGAATTTGTAATATTTGCTGTGAAATCGAATACATCAACAAAACTAGAACTTGTTGTAGCAAATCCAGTTGTTGATTCTTGACCTATAACTTGAAGAATTTTTCCAGCACTTAAATTTGTTAAAGCTGCACCAGAAATTGCTGGTAAAGCACCTGTCAGCTTTGAAGCTGCCATTCCATTTATATCTGCATCTAATATGCAACCATCAGGTAAACCGCCGTTTGCTAAACCGCTTATTGTATTTGCAGAACCATCAAAAACTAAAGCCATTATGGAATTGTTACAACTGAAGGACTATTTATTGTTAGTGTAGCACCACTAGCAACTGTGAGAGGGCCAGCAACTAAAGCGTTATGATTTGATGAAATTGTATAACTTGTATTCATTTCATTTTCAGATTCAAAAAATATTTGTTCACCGCCTCCACCAGTTCCACCACCGCCACCAGCATCTGCATATTCAAGCTGACCAACTGCTGTTGCACCAGAGCCAGAAATACTTTTAACTTTTAAAACTTTATCAGCAGCAATTTGGTTATCTGGCAAAATCAAAGTATAAGATTGACCAGCACTATGAGCAGGAGATTTAATTTTTACCCCATGACTGTTTTGATTACAGTTAAGTTGTAAAGTACCGTCATTAGTATTTCCTTTTATTTCAAATAATCCTGTGCCGTTTGGTGTTACTTTTATATTTCCATTTGTTGTAGATGTATTTACCTCGAACGCTTGTACATCAAGGTTTCCTCCGAGTTGCGGTGAAGTGTCGTCAACTACGTTTGATATACCGCTTGCACCACTTAATGAACCCCAAGCACCATTGTTATAACCTTCAAACTGGTTTGTTTGACTATTATGACGAATCATACCCACTGCAGGGCTGCCGTCTCTTTGAGCCGTTGTACCAGAGGGCAAAGTTATTGAAGATGTAACGTTAAAAGTTGCTCTAGCAGTAAATGTATTTGCTGAAGATAAAGAAGCATGACCAAAGTTTGCAAGACTTACATCACCTAAAGTTACAAAGGCATTATTTGCGGCATTTCTAATTTTTAAAGTATTACCATCAATATGTTGTGTATAAGCTGCAACACCGATTGTCGGATCACCAGAGCCTTGATTAGTTGTGCTTAATGCAGCAATTATTTGATTTAACTTTGTTCTTACAACAAGACCAGTTCCGTTATCAACGGTAAACCCAGATCCACCAGTATTATTAACTCTAGCCATTTAAAAAAAGATTATTGCTTTCAGTATATATGTTTTATCCTCCTTTACCAAACCCAACAGCAGTAAAATTAAAATTTCTATTTACTGAAGCACCTGAACTGTTTTTGAACTGTACTTTAAATGATGAAGCTGTGATATCAGATAGGGTAAAAAAGTCCCCTGCCTGTAGATCAGTTGCTGTAATTCCTATTGATGGAAGTTGTGTATTTGCACCTAATAAAGAACTTGTGCCAACAAAAAATGGAGAACTAAAATTCACAGTAGTTAAACCGCTTGATGTGAGTGTTCCTGATTCAGTTCTTCTTTGTAAACTTGCAGTATAGCCTAATTCAGTAATTCTTATTGTTTGTGCTGGATCACCAGATGTTAAAGTACTCCTAAATTTAAATCCTCTTCCTTTATATGTTCCATTTGCAAAAGTTTGAAAACCTGCATAAGTTGCAGATCCAGAACTAGGGTCATCTTGAGTTACATTTATTTCAGTAATAGCATTAACATCAACACTACCAGTACCATCAAAATCTTGTAAGTCATCAATCAAACCTCTGTTATCAATTAAATCATTTGGGTAAATAGCTTCAGATTTTAAATGTCTTTTAAGATCTAAAGAAAATACACCACCTAAATCTAAAAAAGTACCGCCAGCACTACCGCCAAACTCATAAGTACCAGATGATGCAACACCACCAATAAAATCAAAACTAGTTTCTGCATCAAAATCAGATATTGAATCAACCAAACCTGTGCCAGTTAAAGTTAGAGAATTTGAAACATTGTCAAAAGCAGTAGTTGTTTTAATTCCTTGAAATTTTGGATTATCTTGATCTTCTCGTCTAGTTTGTGTAATTAAAGCTGGAACTGGATCAGGTGGATCAATAATTACAGATGTTTCTCCTGTACTAAAACGGCCACCGTCATCTTGTGCTCTTAAAATTACCTCACCAGCCAAAATCGGTATTTCTGCAGAACTTGTATTACCAGCAACAGCAGTTACTAAGTCAGTTGCATTTGAAAAAGTACCATTTCCTGTTGTATCAGGTGTATGCCTAATAAAAATTTTTCCACCGGCGAGTACATCTGCTTCCGTTGGTGGTGTCCATCTAAGTCTTGCGAGTTTATCTGTTAATGGTTCATATGTTAAACCTGTTATATCTGCTGGTGGTGCTGTTTTACCTACAGCATCAAAAGTTAACTCTGCTGGGATTCTACTTGGCTCTCCAAGACCATTAAAAGAAAATACTCTAAATTCATATCTACCAGCCTGACTATTTACTATTTCAGCATCACTAGAAACAGTATCAATTTTAAAAAAACTGCCGTTATCTACTCTGTAGTGAACTTCATATCTATTTGCTCCTTGTTGTGTTTGCCAGTCAATAAGAATCTTTGCAACAGCTTTATTGTTAATAATTACAATTTTTTCTTGTGCTGATAGTCCCTCCGGTGGGTTTAAAATAGCTGTTAATATAGTTGTATTTCTAACTGGTAAAGCTGTTCCATCTTCAACAAAAGCATATTTTCCTTCATTATGTTCAAGAGCTGTTATTGAATAAGTTGAATCATCATTTTCAGTTACAGAAATAACTCTCCATGTTGTAGTTTGTAAATTTGAACTTTCTAATACATAGGGTGCATTATTATTTGGAGTTGTACTAAATGCAGAAGAAACAGTAATTGTTGCTCCTGATACGCTATTAATATTTTTAGTTTCTACTGAGCCATCAGGCATTACAATTGAAATTGTTGGACTGTTTGAAGTAGGTATATCTGTTGAAGCTGAATCATCTAAAACAACAACAGTTGTACTTGTTACAGAAGAAAGTAAACCACCTCTTCTAACACCTGCTTTTAAAGAATCTGCAATTTCAATAATGTCACCACATCTTACTAATACACCAGCAGCTAAAGTTGTAGCAAAAGCGCAAGTTTCTCCTGAGTTTTGTTCATTAAATAAAAACCATTTACCTAGTCTTGCAGCTTGACCTCTTGAAGTACATGCAAACGCTTTTATAGTTTTTGTTTTAATTCCATATTTTGCTTGAGTTGCTGCATCAGCTTCAATAGTTTCAATATCTAATTCTTGTGTAATCATGTCAAAATATTGAACATTAATTACTGTATGTCTAGTCTTAAGACTTGAACCGTTATATACAAAACCATCTTCAGTTATATTTGAATTATTAAAAATATATTTTGTTGCTTGACCTTCTGCATCTTGAGAAATTGCTACTGTTCCAGCAGAGTAAAAAGCTATAGCTCTCATGGTGCTACATAAGGCATTAATCAAATGAAAAGCATCTTGTTGCTGTGTTATGTTAACGTTGCAGCTAAAACGTGGTTCTGTACTTCCATCACCATTACCAGCATCAATTAATGCCCCACAATATTCACTAACAGATTTAAAAGTAAATTTATCAAGTGAAGTTTCAGCAATATTACAGCCGTAACGATCATTTGTAAGTAAATCATATAAAATCCAAGCTGGGTCAGAACACCACTCTTTACTGGCTTTAAAAGTACCGTTCCATGTGCCTGCATAAGATAAACTACCATGAGTTGCATTTACTGTTGCATTAGATGGTATTTTTACTTTTATTCCTCTTATGCGATAACGCCTATTGGGTATTCTAGGGAATTTCTCAGCACTAAATCGTAAAGCTGTATGCGCAGTGTTCGGATATGCGTTCTGCTTCATTATTATATTTGTTGCAGAATTAAATCTAAAAGCATCTACAATTTTTGAATCTGTACTATCTGGACTAACTCTTTCAACTCTTATTTGAACTGGAAAAGAAGTTGTTGATTTTAAATTAATTAAGTAATCTCTAAAATATGCATTAGTTGATCTACCACTTACTAAATCATCTACGACAGTTGTTGTTGTGCCATCATTTTCTATTGTTTTAATTCTTAACTGAACAGTTCGACCATCTATTCCACCTTCATCGTTAAAACTTTGTATCGATGGAAAATTTAATGTAACCCTAACAGCATTTATATTAGATTGACTAACCGTATGTGTTACTGGGTTTGCAACAGTTACTTGCGTTCCAATACCTACCTCTGTCTCAATATTTTTTATACCAGAAATAAATGTTTGGTTTGCAGTACCATCTCTAAAATCAAGACCTACATCTTTAAAATTGAAGTCACTATCTTGTGGATTTGTTACACTAGCAGCAGCCTGTAATATCGGTGTTTGATTTAAAAAAATATCTTTCTTTAATGAGTTAATATAAGCGGTTGATGTTTTATCAGTTATTCCATTTTTGGAGGCTGTTGCACTTCCCTCTATTTCTCCTTCAGATAGTAACTCCACTATCGTATTAAACTGCTTTGAAGATAATGCACCACTAGGTAAATCAGGATTTGTAAAAGTAGTATTTTGATCAAATTCTTTTATTGGCATTAATTTGTACCCTCTACTTGAACTGTATCAATTCCATTAGATACCACAATAGAACCTACAACAATTTCACCGTATGCTAGATTTACTGGAATACCAGCTTGACTAATATTTGTAAGTCCAGTAAATGAATAATTACTTGCTAAAGAAGATGGGTCAAGTGGGTCTTCCCTAGATTGAGGATTTTGTGTGTTTTGTTGAGGAGAAATTAAATTATTTAATCCTTGAGTAATCATACTAACGGCAACATACGTTAATATTGTTGAAATAATTTTAGTTTTAATATATTCTTTAGCAGCATATTTTAAAAGTAATCCTCCAACAAACATAATAAAATTACCGTGTACTAAAGGAATTATTTTTATATCTTGTTCTGTTCTAATACTTAAAAGATCTTCAGTTATTGGCTTATCTCCAACTTTTACACAAAAATGTTGTTTAACCATTTTTTGTTCAAGACCTTTAAAATTACAAAATAAAAAACTAAAAGCCTCATGAGGTGAATTAACGTCAGCCATAAATTCACTCTGACCTGTATATTTTCTTATAAATCCATAAACTTTTATTTTTTTAAGCATCTTCTTTAGGCTTTATTACAATCATTTTATCTAAATCTGGACAAACAAGGTAAAAAGGTATTTCAACTGAATTACAACTTACAATATCTTCCTCTGAAAACTCTAATACATTTTGAGGGTGAGAATGAACAACACCTACCACTTCTCCTTTATCCTCACCATCAGCAAAGTCTAATGGGTCAATAATAAAAGAAGTCGTTTCAAATGCATGCGAAATATTTTTACACTTAAAATATTCATAACCTTTTTCTGTTTTTATAAACAAGCCACAACATTCATTTGGTGCTTCTTCTTTAGCATGCTGTATAGCTTGTTTTTTACATTTTTCATTCATAATTAATTTATAAAAGTACCAACACCTTCAAAATCTTTTCTAGTTACTTGTCGTCCAGGTACTCTTTTATTTTCCATATCAAGTCTATTTACTAATTCAAAAGAAACTAAATCTCTACTTTCTTGAATTTTTCTATCAATAAAATGTATTTCTTTTGGAAATTCATTTGAACTAGGGGTACCAAAAGGATTTGTGTTGCCCGCAAAATTACTTGCATCTAATGCATCAGCTGTCAAAGTACGTCTTGTTACTTTTGCATCAAGTAAATCATTATGAGCCGTTATTAAATTTACTGTTATTAATAAATCTGTAACTCTTATAACAGAGCCTAATCTTGTAATGCCTCCTAAGTTGCTCATAATTAAAGTTGGTCTAGGAATTTGCCCTTTTCCTGTAAATTCATAACCTTTTGCTTCTATAGGAAATCTTTCATAAGTATTTGTTTGCCAAACAATATTTGCATAAGTACTTATATTACCACCAGCATGAAAGCGAAAAATAGTAGGAACATTTGTTGGATTACCAGTTGCATAATGCAAACCTTCAACAAGTTCTAGCTCAAATAATTCAATAATTGAATTTGGATTTAATTTTTGTAATTCTGAATGTGGTATTGCCATTAAGGTACAAAAACTTCTTCAAAAGTTAAATTTAAAGTAACTCTATTTAAATATGGTATAGATGCACGCCTACTTGTGCATTTGAATTTTCTTGCTGAAGATTCGCCTGAAATTGTATAGTCAAAGGCTTCTTGATCATCAAAACGTGCATTTAAAAAAGTATTAATTGTATTAGCATCTGTTTGTGAAACTTCAAAAACAAAATTACCAATAACTTTTCGTTTATTTGCAGCTAGTCCTCTAACTAATCTCTGCTCATAACCATCACCTAGTTTTACTACAATATTATCTAATTCAATAGTTTGTGTTTCTCCATATTTTGGTTTGAAATTAGGAAATGTAGCCATTATGCTAATAAACCTCCGTTTCTTTTTTCTTTAACAAGTGTTTCTTGAACAACAAGAGCTATTGTTTGACCAAGTTGCTGAGATTGAGGTTCATTACCTTGCACACTAGAACCACTTGCATCAACATTTACTGTAATCATATTTGTAACACCTCCTAAAGCATTATTTGGTGTAATATTACCTGAAGCACGTGGAGTGAAAATTTCAGGTCCGCGCTCTCCAACAACATAACTCGAACCTTGTTTTACAGGACCACCGTTAGCTTTAAATATTGATCCTAAAATTCCACCTAAAAATCCTTTATTTCCTGAATCGTTGCCAAATACTGCGTCACCTATTCCACTAAATAAATTACTTAAAGCTCTATCCATTAATTTATTTTTTAAACTATTTAATACATTATTCATAGCTTGACCAAAAGTTTGTGTTCCATTTATTGCACCTTTAATATTTTCTACTAAACCTTGTTCTAAAGTATCACCAAGTTCTTTTGAAATGGAAACTTGATCTCTTACTTTTTGATTAAGTATTTCCTGTCTGTCAATTTGATAATCTTTTAAAATTAATTTACTTTTTTCGAGGCGTAAACCTTCATCTTCTATACCCATAACTTCTTCCATTTTATTTTGAAATTCAAACTGTCTTTCTAATAATTCTCTGTCTATATCATTTTCTTGTGATTTTATTTCTATTCTTTGTTTTAAAAGTTTTATGCTATTTGCTGCTTTTTCATTATCAGAACCTTTTTCAAAAGTTCTTTCCTCTTGCTTTATTCCAGGACCGGATATAGCTTTACCACTAGCTGTATCATAAGTAAAATCGCCAACTTTATAAGTTTTATTTTGTTCCATAATTTTATTTAACTCTTTCATAGATTCATTTCTTTTATCTAATTGTTCAATTTGTAATTTTAAATCAGCTATATCTTGATAAATTAAACTTTTTCCACGTTTTGCATTTTCTAATCTTGCTTCAGCTGCTTCTAATTCTTTTTGTTTAACTTCCATTAAACTTTCAACTTGTTTAGATGTTCCTTCTTCTAAAATTTGAGTTAATTTTTTTTGTTCTTCCGCTTGTTTTTTATAATGTCCAATTATTCCGGTAATAGCTAAACCAACAGCTGCTATAGCTGCTACTACAGGTCCAGCTAATAAAACTTTTAAAATGACAAATTTTTTAGTTAATACGCCAACAGTAACTGACATTGCTTTAAGTATGGGCATCAAAATAGTTGCAGCAGCAGTTACAGCAGTTATTCCTGCAGCAATTGAAATAAATTCAGGCGGTAAAAAATTTAACACTTTTGCGGTTATCGTTAAAACTTCTGTTAAAGCCTTTGCTGCTGGTAATAAAGCAGAACCAACAGCGATTTGTAATTGTTCAACTTCATTTTGTAAATTTTTAAATACTTGTGTTGGATCATTTTCTAATATTTTCTTTAAATCTTCTGCACCGCTAGAACCTAATTTTCTTAATGCTCGTATTACAACTTCACTTGTAAGTTTTCCTTCTGCTGCTAATTGTTTTAATGCACCAGTTGAAACATTAAGTTCATCAGCTAAAGGTTTAAGTATTAAAGGAACTTGTTCTGAAACTGATCTAAATTCATCTCCTGCTAAACGACCAGAACCTAAAGCCTGAGCTAATTGTCTAAAAGCATTTGAGGCTTCAATGGCAGTTGAACCTCCTAATTTTGCAGCAGTATTAAATCCTATAAAAGTAGTTTCTATATCTTCTAAACTAACTCCTAGTGGTTTTAATCTCGAAGTTATATTTGTTACTCCTTCAAGTGCTTCTGTTGCACTCATTCCAAATAGTTTTTGACCACGAGTAGCAATAGCCTGAGCTTTTGAAAATTCTCCTGTTTGTTCAGTTAAAATTTTTAATCTTAATTCTAATCTTTGAAAATCTGCTGCAGTTTGTATTGATCTTCTACCAATTTCTAATAAAGCTCCTGCAGCTAATACTTTTCCTAAAGCATTAAATCTTTTTGTTATACCTCCTGCTCTTTTATCTAATTTTGCAAAATCTTTTGCTGCTTTATTGGCAGATGCATTGATTTTCTTAAGCTTATTACTGGCTTTATCTACGACATCAATAATAACGCTTGAATAAGCCATAAATATGAGTTTTTTATTAGTTTACACGTTTTATTTTATTTTATCCAATTGTTCTTTTTCAATTTCCCATTTATTTTCATAAAAAGCGGCAAAAAAAATTAATTCAGCTTGTGTTAGCTCTTTTCTTAGTCTGCTAACTGTCATTTTCAATTCTGTTGCTAGGAAAAACTCAAAATTTAACCAGTTATCCCCTTTTAATCGTTTTTTGCTTCTTCTATTTCAAGATCGCCAGCTACATTAAATAAAAACAGTTCTAATTGATTTAAAACCTCTTCAGGTATTTCTCTTTGTAATCTTATTGCATCTCCAGGCATAAATGCTTTTTCACCATTTTCTTTTTCAGCAATTAAACAAAGCATAGCAGTAGAAGCCTTTAAAGCATCTCCGTCTTTAGCCATACTATTAACTCTTACTCTATCTGATCTGGTTATTGGTTTAAAATATAAATCAACTAATGGACTTCCATCGGGTTTATTTAAAGTAAATTTTCTTCTTTGATTAAGATCAAAGGCACCTACTAAAAGATCAACAGTGCGGGTTTGTTTTTCTGTTGTCATAAATTAAATTGCAAAGGTTACATCACCACTTACTTGAAAGTTTACTGTCTGAGTTGTAAGTTCGCCAACAGTAGAAGCCGCACCTACTCCAGTAACAATTCCATTAAATGCGTATTTTTTGGCGCCTGAAGTATCTAAAAATAAATTAAATGATGCATCAGCTGGATCTTCACTTGTATTTATATCTGCTAAAAGTTCAGCAACCGCATCACCTGAAGTAGCTGTATATTGAACTTCTATAGTTCCAGTTGCACTTTTTAAACTACCAACATATTTTCTTGACACGTCACCGTGAGCAGTACATTCAAGAACATCTTTAGTTAAATCGAGAGTCCATGCTGTAGTACCAACAACAGCAGATACTGATCCCGATCCATTATCAAATGAAACTGAACCTTCCTCTCCGCGAACATTTGCCATAATGAAAAAGAAATTTAATTATAGTTTATCCTTTTTTTTGATTTTTTTCTACTTTTTCAATTTTTTTTCTTGCTAAAGCTGATTGACAGCGTGAATCCCATAAATTAGGATTTCTTTTTCCTTTTACTTGCTCAATAATATCAAGCATTTCTTCTGTGATTTCAATCATAAGTTTTCAAAAGTTTCAAATGAAATTGACATTACACTTTGAACAAAACCTTCAGGACTAGCATTTTCTAAAACAGTAGGTCCAGTAGGAGGTTCAAAATAAATGCCATTTAATATTACCCTATTGTATAAATCTCTTATTCTTTTGGCTAGTGTTAAATTATCTCCTAAGCCAATACCCATTTTTGTAAAAATATTAAAAGTAATAACTCCAGTCTGACTATTTGTACTATTACTCGTTCCTCCAAGAGTGACATATTCACTGCCAGTAAATTCAATTAAACATTGAATAAAACTTGTATCAGAAGGTGGGTCAAAAGGTTGATTCCCAAATACAACTGTAGTTGTAGGATTACTAGCCATTTCTGTCGCTAGCCTTGATTCAATATTTTGTCTAACAGTATTTAAATTTAATTGAGCCATTAATTTTTACTTTGAGCTTTTCTAACTTTTCTAGCTACAAATTCTACTTCTTTCAATGGCCAACCTGCACTTCTGTTACTATCTCTTGATTGAAAAGTATTATTCCAGGAAGGAGGTGTATTTGTACCAAAACAAACTGCTTCTGCATAAGGCAAAGGATTTATTAAACTATATGTATTTCCTACTTTTTCTTTTAGATAATTTAATTTAAAAGGAGGAATAATTGCAGATTTATTTGGATTGAAAGGACCACCTTGAATAGGTGCACTTCTTTTATTTTCTGCTAATTGCCAGTTCATACGAAACCTTCCAGTATCTACAGGCGAAACCTGTTTTATTCGAGAATCTAAAGTAAAAACAGCAAAACGAATAAGTGCTTCATGTTCTTCTTCAAAAAACTTTCCTATTTGTTGTATTTTTATTTTTTTCATGCTCGTAAATAAATTTCATATTTAATATTTTCGTTATCGTTTTCATCTGTATTTATTCTAATAATTTGATATTCAATACTTGCTATTAAAACTCTGTCGCTTGTAGTTGGTGTTTGTTCTAAATCTTTAGCTGCAATAGTTAATATTTTATCGTTTTCTTTTATAAGATCATTAATTTCTCGTTGGTTTACATTTTGTAATATTCCCTTGATTGTAGTACTAGTTATTGATTCACTTACTGAACCTGTTGCTGTATCATAACTGCCATGAGTAATACGTTTAAAAGTTACATCACCGCCTAATTTACCTAATACAGTTGAAGAAACTTTTCGAAAACTTTTAGACAGTTTTGACATTACAACCTATAAGCAATAACTGATCCGCTAGCTAATGTAAATCCAGTAATAACGCCACAAATTTCACAACTCGCATTTAAAGTAATGCTTGTACTAGCACCATCTATATTTTGAGCAGTTAATGAAGCAATTACAGTATCTTCATTTGCCTGTATTTTTCCAAATCTTCCTGTAACAGCTCCTGTTCCATTAATAATTGTTGCTGAAGGATATTCGTAAGCCATAGTTAACTCCTTTTTACTCCTATTGTAGCTGGCCCACTTATTCTAATGCCAGTTAAGTATTGTTCAATTATAGGTGGTATTCGATTTGCACCAACAGCACCATAAAATCTAGGTTTTACTTGTAGATTTCCAATTGATACTTCATTATAATCTTCAAATCCACTTAAATCCAATCCATCTTTATTATTATTCAAATAAACTGCTAAATGAATTTGAGCATGTTTTACTCTGTCAGGTATTTCATCATCTGCATAAAAAGCAGGTTGTAAATTACTAGGATATAAAGCGTTATAAGTACTTGTATAAGTATATGGTTTTTTTACACCAGTTCTAGGCCATTCAAGTGCTTGAGCATCATTAGTCCTGGCACCTAAAAATCTTTCCCTATCAATTCTTTGTGTAGCACTAAAAAGGGCGCGGTTTTTTTGGTCTGTTGTTGCACTACTCCATGCAGTAACATCTTCATTTTCTACTAGACCATCTATAAAAGCCTGAGCCTGAGCTAAAGTAACATAGCTATTAGCAGTTGCACTTCCAGCTGTTTCAACTATTGAGATTGCCATTAGTTTTTAATTTTTTTGGCTTTTTTACTTTTTTTTGTTCGAGAAGTGGAGAAGCCACTTTTAATTTAGCAGCTTCCCTTTCTCTAGCTAATCTGAATGTAGCTATACCCATTACTTTCTAAACGCACTAACAGCAGTTGAACTTGTAACTCTAAAAATAAAAGTTCCAGAAGTATCTGCAGTAATGTCTGGCTCGCCAACAATTGTGACACCAGAACCAGCGGTCAAAGTAAATTTATGAGTTGACGCTGCCTTATTGACAATAGTTAACTCAAAACATTGACCAACTTTGTTTTGAATACCAAGAGCAGTAAGAATTTCTGCTGCAGTTGGAGTTGTAATAGCCCTATTACCTGTAGGTGTTCCATCAACAATGCCTTCAATAATTTCAGCAGTTGTTAAAGTATGAGCTCCGTTTTCAGTTTTAATAACTTTAGTTTTAGTTAATTGACCAAAAGGAGGGTTTTGAAGTTCGAAAATACTAGCCATGATTAATCTAATGGTGAAGTAACAGTAGCACGTACGATTCCTATATTTTTGATGTCGTACACTTTTTCCCAGTTAGTTGCTGTTTCGAGTTGTGCCCTTGTTGGGTTAGTAGTTGTAACTGCCCATTTCAAACCTATTGGGTGATAAATGTAAGCATGTTTAAATGAAACTACATCTTCAAATGCAAGAACATCTTCATCAACTTTAGTTACTAAAGCTGCCTGCTCGCCCGTTGCTACGCTTCCTTGAGAGAAAAAATACACAGCATATTCCGTTGAAGAACCTGAACCAGCAGTTGGAATATCATCTGAAACAACAATATTCATTCCCATGTACTGAGGAACAGAAACATCACCGTAAGCACCAGCAGAAGAACCGCCAAAAGCATTAATTGTACTTGCACCTGTTGCTGCAGTACTTAAACGTGCTTCTGTATTAGTAACATAATCCAATGCTCTTCTTTCTTTAAGTGCATAAAACACTTTTGAATGCATTGCGATTGTTGTTAACTTGTCTCCTTGATCTCCAAGTAAAGACTGAGCTTTAGCAACAGTACCAGCACCTAAAGCTGTTGGAGTGTCACCTGATTCGGAATCAATTGAAAGTTCGAATAAAGCAGAAGCGCTAGTATTTGAAGTTAGAGAACCGAAAGCACCTTGTAAACAACTGTACAAATCTTTTTGTTTTTCGTTGTTTATATAAGCGCCTAATTTTTGTCTGATTGCTGCTATTGGATCGGGTGAGTTTGAACCAATTTTTTGACCTGCAAGCTGTCTTGCAGAAAAAGCATCTCCAGCAGTTAGAACAACACCAATTTGGCTGCTTTGTTCAATTTTGTTAGGAGTAAGTGAAGAACTATCATTCAAACGAGTATAGTTACCACTTAAATTTGCCTTATAAAAAGGTATGTTGACGAAATTTCCGCCAGCTGTTGAGCTTAAATTTAGCTCAGGTAGAGGTGCAAGAACGCCACTTTGAAGAAAACTATCTCTTAAAGTTGTCTCTTCAATAATGGAATCCGCAAATACCTCTGGAATAATAATGTCCGAAAGAGTAGTTGCCATTTCAAAGAAATGTTTAAGTTTACAAAGATGAGCACAGCCCTCTAAATCTCAGCACAGCCTTAATTTAGTTTTTCAAATCAGCACAGCCGAATTTGTTATTACTAAAACTATAACTCAATATTTCTTATTTGTAATCTTTAGCAATTTTTTTAGCAGCTAGCCAAGCATCACGACCATATTTTGCGTGAATTTCATGTGCAGCAGTATCTTCGCCTTGAGCCATTCTTTTTAATAAATTTGTATCAATACCAGCAATTGATCCAGGTATTTCACTTTTTCCAATAGGCGCACCTGATCCAACAGGCGGTTGATTTTTCAAAGCCCATGTTTGTACTTTTTCTTTTACAGCTTCTTGTATTGGCCTTGAAGTAAAGCCATCATCTGATAAATAAACAACCGCACCATCTTTTTGAACTTGAATTTTATCTTTATCAAGTTTGCTCATTGCATAATCAGGATCATGTACAAGTTCAGATAATGCACTTACAGCCGGTGTAACTAATTTCAATTCTTTTAATTCGTTTTTTAAAGAATTTATTTCATCATCTTTTTTTTGAATAGCTTCTTTAAATTGTTCTTCCCTTTTATTTAGTGCTTCTGAATATTGACCCTTTTCTTCTAATCTTTCTTGTTCAACTTTTTGTTTAAATTCAATCAAAGCTTGAACATCAGTTCCTTCCGGTAAAGTTGCAACTGATTTAGCATTAGAAGTAATTTTTTGCTTTTCTTCAACAACTTCTCGATTTTTCTGTTTTAATAATTCAATTTCTTTTTTTAATCGATCAACTTCAGCTGAATTATCAACAGCTGCTGCGGGATTTTCTTCTGCCATATAAAAATATTAAAGTAATCCTAATATACCTTGTTTTTAAAAAATTAGCATTTCCAACGTTTTAAAGCTTTATTTATTCTGCTATTTGGATCATTTGCTTTTTTGCTACCAGTTAATTTTTTCTTCATTCCTTTCATACGGCTACAAAATGATTTTCTTCTTTTAGCTGCTTTACTTCCAGGCTTAACTTTACCGGTAACAGGTGCCTGTAAATTTCCTCCTGTAGCTTTATTGTATTTTGCTCTTCCTTTAGCAGTTAAACCACCTTTTTTTGATTTATCTTCTTTTTTAAAATTAACTACTTTTCTTTTTGTTGTCATTTTCCTTTTTTCCTCATAGCAATTGAATGTGCTTCCATAAAAGTTTTACCACTAAGCATTGCTTTTGTCATTTCGTCCATGTGTTTTTTTGAATGACCATGAGTTGCTTTGTGTCTTATTAAAGCATCTTTTTGCCTTTTAGTTAGTCTAACTCTTCTTTTATTAATTTTGCCAGATTTAATTTTCATTTCTTTTTAGTAGTAGTTTTACGTTTTCGTCTCATTTGAAATGAAATTTTCTTTTTACCTGTTTTAGCTGCGGTAAATCTTTTTTTCTCTGCTGGCGATAATTCCGAAAGTAATTTAGGTGTTTTACTTGAAACTCTTCTTGTTGGTCTACAAGCAGGGTAACCTCGTCTTTTTTTCTCAGATTTTTTTCTGCCGCAAGGTTTACCTGTTTTTACGTCAACCCATTTTTCTTTAAACCAATCGGTTAAACCACCTTTAGCTCTTTCTTTTTTTGCCACGTTTAGCACCTTTTTTAGTTTTTGCTTTTGGCTTATTAACGGTAGTATATCCTCCGCCGGCTCTTTGATAGGCCTGAACTAATTGCGCACTTGCATACGCGCTTGGCCATCTTTTAACACGTGCTTTAACTTTAGCTTTTACACGTGCATACAGTTCCGGATCGGTTGGCTTGTTTACCTTTGCCATTACTTTTTAACAGCTTTTTTTTTTCCTTTTTTCTTTTTAGTACCTTTAGGCTTCATTGAACCGTAATGACCTGGCATAATTTTAAAAGCAACTATTTATAGTTTACTATTTATTTCTTTTTTCGTCTTGTTTTTTTCTTTTTCTTACCCGCAGTTGATAAAGCGATAGCAACAGCTTGATTATGTGGCTTCCCTTCTTTTTTTAACATTTGAATGTTTTTTGAAATTATATTTTGTGACCTTCCTTTTTTAATTGGCATTAGCTTGTCTTAACTCTTCTAATGTTAACGTTGATCCGTCTGAACGCACGAATTTACGAAAAACATCTGTAGGATTATTATTTTTTAATTCAGATCTATAAATTTTTGATTTTTCAATACCAAATACTTTATTCTGAGTTTCTATATCCTGTTTACTTAACCAAACTGCATAATTTTCAGAAGCCGGAACTAGTTTTCCTCTATTAGATAATCCTGTTTTTGAAGGTCTTTGTAATCCTTCTTCTAGATCATCATCTTCTAATCCAAATTGTTTTAGAAAAGAATCTTTAATTATTGGAACAATAGTTGATCTACAATTGAAATGTTGTGGAGGTTGAGGACCTTTACCCATTTCAAACACTTGACCATCAAGCCTTCCACAAATAGCAGAAGTTCGACTATCTAAAGTTGCTACATATTTATAGCGGTCAATCATATCTGAATTTGCTTGAAAAACACTATTAATAGCTGAATTACTTACTTGGTTAATACTTGTTCGAACAATAGTATCAATTTGATTATTAGCTAAAGTAGTTCCAATACCACCTTTTGCTTTTATTTGAGCAAGAGTACCTGTAGCTTCAAAGTTTAATTGACCTCTTAATTCTTTAGCTATTTGAGCAGTAGTATTATTTGATAATAAACCGGTTCGAATTGTATTTTGTAAAAGTTCAGTTTGAGATGCAGCTATTCTTCGAAAAGCAGTTCTTACATTTACACCATTAGGTAAATTAATTACAGCACCTTCACGCGCAGTCAAACTAAATTTAGGAATAGTACCAGTTTGAACTGCAAATTCTTCAGGTAAAGTAAAAACATTTATTTGACGCGGATCAGTATTAACAACGCTTTGTGCAAACTGCGGACTTATTTCAACTGTTCGAACTGCATTTTTAGTTGCCTGACTTGGTAATACTTTTTTTAATTGTTCCTGTATAAAATCAGATTGCAATTCAGCCAAACCTTGTAATTCTTGAGTTAAAACTAATGAACTACTTTCAGCCCAAGTATTTAAACTTTCTTGCAATTGTAATAATAAAGTTCTTTGTCTATTAACAGCAGCCGGAGTTAAAGTAAGTTCACCAGCTTCAAATTGTTTTAATCTGTCTGTTATTCCAACAATTATATTGTTATATTCCTGGACTATTTTAAGAGCTACGCTGTTTTCATATCTATTTAAATTTATAGCATTTCTATATAATGCTTCCGGTATTTGTTGTTGCTCTATAGCCATTATTCATTAGTTGTTTCTTGTTGATCCATTTCAATTAATCCACCCTGCATTGTTTTACTTAGCATTTCTTCAATATTTATACTGTCACTTAATACTTCTCCTTCAATTAATTTTTTAAGCAGTTCTTCCTGATCTATAATTCCCTGCGCATAAATTTTTAATAATGCATCTACTTGCGCAGGTTCCAAACTTGAATCTACAAAATCTCTATTTACAAAGCTAGTTCCTGCCACACTTTGTTTTTCAAATGCTGCATGATATTTTAAACAATTATCAATTAAATCTTGTATTTGTTGACTTAAAACCATCATTGTAGAATCGCCCTGTGATCTATCAATTCTTTTACTTGTAGCTGTTTCCGCGCTCATTTTTTGCCCGAGTATAGCTGCTAATCCTAATTCGTTTATTTGATATTCAAGTTTATCTATTCTTTCTCTTTGAGCATTAAAACTATTTCCATTTGGTTCAATATAACTTGCACTACTTCCTTCAGGCAAAGATAATGCTTCACTTGGACCAGCAGAAACCTCTTCGGCTGCTGCCGGAAATCCAAAAAAAGCAAGCATTGGAACAGCGCTTATATGTAATTGATTATCATAATCGCTTTGAATTTGATAGCTTTTGATGTTTAATTCAGCAATATCTTCTAATGGTGGCCTGCTTTCAAAAATACCAACCTTGTTGCTATATGCGACACTAAAAGGAATAAAATCTAAACTTGTAGTTCCTTCATTTACTTTTTTAAAATCACCTTTATTATTTCTTTGAAATAATTGAAATGTTCCAGGTTCTAATACTCTTATTTGTTCAACAGTTTCTTCACCATATAAACCTTTAGGTCTTACTACTCTTTCAGTTAATCTTAATTGCGTAAGCTTTCTTAATCCATTATCAATTTCAGTACGCCAACCAATAATGTCTCGTGGAGTATAAGGAATCCAATAAGGTCGGCCACCTTCTGCGGGGGCATCAACTAATACACCAACATGACCATAACGAATACATAAACGAGAAATATTATAAATAAAATTAGTTAAATTATTTCCTTCAAGGTCTGTATCGAATAATTGTTCTTCAATTATTTCTGGAACATCTGTTAATCTTACTGGTTTACGCGTAAGCATACCAGCCAACATTCTTTCCATTCTTACATAGTAAGGAGGACAAACTGAACGGGATAAACGAACATCATAGCTTTCATCTTCTTCACGCGGTTCTTGTTTTAAATAAATTCTTGCTTTACCTCGAATTTTACTAGTACCTTCAATTAAATCTTCTATTAATCCCCAATGACTTTGCATATTTCTCCACGCCTGATTTTGCTGCTGTACTTCTGTTACCGGTATTTCAAAACTATCAATTCTATTTGTGAAAGAGCTATACATTGTTTTTAAATTAATAATATCAGGTCTTTAGTAAATTCTAATGCCTGTTTTATTTCCTGCTCTACTATAAATCATATTAAACTCCTTATAACATAAATATCCAAGCGCGTCATTAAGGTGGTCGTAACCATTTTGTTTATCTGGATCGCCTGTTTTTTCATCATAACTTTGTAATTCCAAACATTCAATTAAGCGTCGGCAACGGGCATAAATCGCCACACGCACCCGTCCTTTTGAGTTTTCCAAGAGTGCTTGTAAGGTTTGAACTCGGTCTTTAATTGGTGGGTTACTTCTAAGCGCCATACTTGTGAAGCCATAACTTTGCAAAATTGCAATATCTGTTTTGCTTGCGTTGATTGTTGATCTATTGGCACCACTAGCATCTGGATAAACTAAAATCTTATTTCTACCATAACGCCTAACTATTTCTCTTGCCAGAGCATCAGTATCTTGTTGTTTAGTTATTTCATCAATAATAAATAATTGATCTCCAGATGTTATACAAACAACTGCATTGCAATTCATAACGTTAAAGTCAATTCCAATTTTTAAAATTTCATTTTCAATAGAAAAAGGTATTTCATTAATTACATGTTTGTTTCGATCAAACCTTGAATAAACTGCCCCTGTAGTTAGGTTTACAAATTCGCCATTTAAATATGCTTTTATTAACTGAGGAGGATAATTTTCTTCTAATGAAGGAATAAATGTTTCGGGTAAAAATGGATTATCGCTTGTTTTTCCTTTTATTAATCTTGTATCTTCTTTTTTATTTTTTTCAAATGTTTCAAACGCCCACCCATGACCCTCAGGAGTTGTTGTTGCATAAAATTGCTGAATATTACCAGATCTTAATCTTGCTAAAGCCATATTCATAGCTTGCTCCGCGTCTCTTTTTGGTACAGTATCAGCCTCATCAAATCCAACAGCGCAGAGATTTTGTCCTCGAAGACGTTGATATGTAAGGATAGTTCTTAATAAAATAGTATGCGAACCTTCTTGGAAAGATAAAACATATTCAGGTAAAGGACTTGCACGAAAAGTATATGGTATTTCCCATTCTTCGAGCAAATCATTCATAGTACGCATTAAAATGTCACGAAGCATAGGACTCGTAGGTTCAAAAATAGCAGAGATATGTCCGACATTCATAGCAGCAAGCATAAAAGATTTTGATACTAAAGCGTAAGTTTTACCCGCACCAAAACCACAAACTAAAGCTAATTTTCTATGTTCAGTATCTTCACAAAATTTTTCTTGATGCGGTAATAAATTATTTCGAATTTTTGTTATAACTTCATTAGCAGAAGGTAATTCATATAAACCATTACCGCTTAATACATGACCTTGTTTTAAAGTATCTAAAAAACTCACGAGCAAAGATCAGCTAATTTTGCTGCTGTATTTATAGCTCCGAGAGCAATATTAAATTGACCGGCATTTCTTGCTTCCATTTGTAAAGTAGAACATTGAGCTAATAAATCAGCAATCATTTGAGGTCTTTCAATATCCCAATCTTTTTTAATTTCATCTCTTGCTTTTTTTAAATAATTGTCAACTGTACCTTCAGACACCCCCCAATTTTCCCTAGCGTATCGCAAACAATCAGACCTTCTACCACCGCGCGCAATGATACGAGAAAGCTTTTGTACCCTGACTTCTATCTCAATTTTGCTTGATTCAGCAGCTGCCATTAATTAATTATCCTGAAAAAACCAATGTTTATATATTTCTAATGCTACACGCTGAGTCATAAAAGGGGGAACACTCATACCCATTACATAGCATGGATCAGTATTTAAAAAGTTAAAATCTTCTGGAAAAGTTTGTATTCTTTTTATTTCATAAGAATTTAAATATCTAGGTTTTTTCCAATAAACTAATCCCTGAGTTGCAGTTACAGTACGCGAAGGTAATCGAGGATTAACAGTACTCATGTTAAAACAATGTCCTTTTGGGTGAACAGTTGAAAATGATTTACCAGGTTTTACTTTATACCAAAGTTCTTTTAATTTATCACTAATTAATTTTTCTTCGGTATTAGGTTTTATTGTTTTACATGCTTCTGCAACTGAAATCGGTTGTTCATTAAAAATTGGTTTAAAAGGTTTTAAATTTAAATCAGACCTGCGTGCAATAAAAAAAGTTCTTTCTCTTGCTTGCGGTACACCCATTTTTGCAGCATTAAATAAAAACAATTGTGTTTCATAGCCCGCTTTTTTAAAATCTCTGAATATTTCTTTTACATAACCACGAGCATTTCCAGCAATTAAACCTTTTACATTTTCAGCAACAACTATTTTAGGCTGTAAAAGTTTAGCTGTTTGAATGAAATGAAAAAATAAATCATCAAGTCTTTGATATTTTTGACCTTCTCTAAATTTATATTCAGTTCCCCATTTTTTTTCACGCTTGCCTGCCATGCTAAAAGTTGAACAAGGAGGTGAGCCATCTAATATATCTAAATTTTTTAATTCGTCAGGTATTTCTGAAAGTTTGTTAAATTCCTGGACTCCCATTAAATAACTATATTTAGGTTTATGGTTAGCTCTATAAATAGCCATCATTTCTTTATCAATTTCAACACCACCTAAAACATTAAAGCCTGCAAGTTTATAACCCATTGAAGAGCCACCGCCACAATGAAAACAACTAAAAACATTTAAATTATTTTTTTTAATATCTTTTAAATCAGATAGTTTCCAGGCACCAATTTTTTTTTCAATCATTTTTTATTATTAAATTCAAATCCACAACGAGGACAAGTGTTATCAAATTCACTAAAATCTGCTTCTCCGTGTTCTTTTGAACCTTCAAAATCTTTAATTTCACCGTCGCCTAATAATTGAGATAGATCATCATCATCAAAAAAAGGCTTTAAATCATAGTCCATAGTTAGTTCTTCTAATACTTCTCTATCCCACTCTGATAAATCAGATGACCTATTATCTGCAATTGCTAAACCAACTTTTTGATCTTTAGTTAAATTAGTTCTTTTTACTGCAATAATTTCATCTCCATTTGTTTCTATAACTTTTACATTTTTTACTCCAGCAGCTTTTGCACCTTCAATAGTTCCATTACCAGCAATAATTGTATTATTTTCATCAATAACAATTGATCTACCAGTACCAAATTTTTCTAAAGATTCAGAAATTAATTTTGCTGATCGATCAGTTCTTAATCGAGCATTGTTCGGATCTTGATTTAATTCCTGGATTGAGATCGTGTTTTCCAATTTTTCCTGCATAATCTAATGATTTGTCTATTGATTTTAATTGGTTATGAACTGATAATATCAAGTCTTTTTCAATTGGCATCTTTTCTTCTATAGCGTTATCACGAATAGCTGCTGCAATAACTTCAGCTTTAAACAATAATTTTTTTAAAGATTTAATCACTGGTTTCTGTCTTTCTGATGTCATTTAAAATACCTTTTGAGTTGTTTAATTGTTGTTTAACTTTAAGAATATAACTAGGAAGTTCCATTTTATTTCCTTTTAAATTTTCTTGTCTAATTTTATTTAATTCTTTACAACTAGATTCCCAACTTTCTTTTCTTAAAGTATGAATTAATCTAGTTTTATCTTTTGGTATATCTACCCCAACATTGTTACAGATATTTGAAGATTCATCACGAAAGCCAGATTTTACAATTGAACCATCATCTCCTCTTTGTGGATAAGCAGCTTGACACCAACAAATAATAGCTAAATCATGGTTTTGATTGTATCCAGGTAATTCATTAGATAAATATCCATCAGAATTATGAACAATTCCAGAATCATTGCAAGCGAAACAATTAAAATCTGGAACTCGAAAAGTTAAATCTCGATCAGTAGCTGATCTTTTAAAAAAAGTCATAATAAATTAAAAGTTTTGTCTAACTTCATAAATTTCTTTATAAATAATATCTTCGGTTTCAATATCTGCTATTCCTTGTTTTAAATAATTTTTTAATACTTTTGTACTTGTATTTTTCACATCTGAATAAGTTTGATGTGTTTTTGTAGAATTAAACATAATGCGGGATTTAAAATGGAACATGTTTGTTCCTGGACTTTAATTTTAACTTGCTTTTTTCTTCTTGTACACAAAGAAATACTTCATAGTAGCCATCACGTAACCATTTAAAAGCATTTGGAAAACAAGTAACAAAGCCACCATCTTTTTCAATTTTATTTTGGTCAGCTATAGCTCTTAACAAAGCAGGTTTTAACTGACTTTGTATTTTTTTTGATAATTTTTTATAGTGCTGATAAGTAAGTTTTTTAGATTGACCACTAGCCCTTTTTTTAATTTTTTGATATTGATTCCAAAAATCATTAAATTCATCAGTATATATATTATTTGTTTTAGTTATTTGTTTTAGTTTATCTTGTTTTAGTTCGTGTATCTCTCGAATACTACCCCCCGTATCTGAGAAAGACTGGGGTGGTATCTCAGAAATACTAGTATTTGAGAAATACTGCGGTTGTTTACTGGGGTTTTGAAGTTCTGGGTGGGTGGTGGTATTTAAAAGAGACTGCCTATTTGGTGGTTCAACTTTTAATTCATGCCATACTGTAACTCGATAAGCATTTGTTGATTGAAGGCCATCTTCAACTCTACCAATTTTTTCTAACCAACCTTTTTCACATAATGATTTAATTACTTTAACAACTTTATTACGACCAATTTTTGCATCTTTTGCAATAGTTGAATAAGAAGGCCATATATTAGGATAGTAACTTTGTAAAACCCATAAAACAGCTAATTCATAAGGATCAATTCTGCCTTTTAAAGCTGTTGGTAATGATACAAAGGGCGTTTTTTCAGGTATAAAACTCATGGTTCAAAAAATTTATATTGATGTCAAAGGGCTAAATCCAGCTCCGCAAGGAAGTAAAGTCTACTTGGGAAAAGGTCGAATGATTGAAAGTTGTAAAAGATTGAAGTCATGGCGGGATTTGATTAAGAAAAAAGTATTAAAAGCTAATAAAGAAATGATAAGTGGACCGTGTGAAGTCTTTATTTGTTTTCGTTTATCGAGGCCAAAAATACATTTTTCCAGTAAAGGTGAGTTAAAAAAAGATGCTCCAAAATATCCAATTACTAAGAACAGAGGTGATCTTGATAAATTAGTCAGAGCATGTTTTGATTCACTAAGCATGACAGCTATTTCAGATGATGCCACCGTTGTGCAGTTAAATGCAAAAAAAAGGTTCGTCACTGAACATGAAGAACCTGGAGCACAAATTTTAATTTTAAGTAAAGAATAGCCGAACAGACCCCAACCCGCAAAAGTTAGTCTTTCCCTTCAATAGCTTTGCAATAAAGAAGGTATTTTATCCTTAAAAGGATTCGACTAAACTAAGAATAGCAGAATTATACTGGTCTTACGTTTTCTACCAACACTCATCTTATCTGTGAGTTTAAATAGCCTAACTGCCAGTTAATTAAATAAATTCAGGATAGGACTGACTTAATCTTTTTTCTATATTTTTATGGTCAACATTAAATTCAATCAATAAATCTTCTTTTTCTTTAATTAAATCAACTTTACGTTGTTTAGTTTTTTTAATTCGATCTTTAAGATTTTTAATTTGTTCTTCAAGACCTTCAATAAAATCATCAGTATCTTGAATTTTTTCATCATGTTTTTCAAGAATTTGAAATTCTTCAGAATCTTTTCCCCAAGTGATTGCTTGTCTTAAGATTCTTTCCCAATGGTTTAATTCATCACACCAATGTTCACTTTCTTCTCCACCTAATTCAAACATTTTAGTGTGGAATTTGTTTAGAATTTCATATGCTTTTTCAGCACGATTTAAGTAATGTCCAGCTTTCATTTTTTAAAGTTCCGTAATAAATACAATTTTTTCGTTAGATTTAATTTCTTTTCGAATTTTTTTTATAAATTCAATTTTGTTTTCAGCTTCCGCTGTAATACAAGCCCAAGGCTCTAATTCTGCATAAAAAAGTTTTTTCATAGTTTTAACTCATCATTTGTACATAATCACTAATTTCAGTAATGGACATACCGCCATCATAAAATTCAGTAATATCATTATCAAAAAAGCCACTTTGAACTTTTTTAATAGCTTTTTTAGTATTTACATCAAGTTTTAATAACTCACGTAAATCTTGAAGAACTTCGTCTTTTAAAGTAATTTTTTTCATTTTTTAGCCCCAAACCATAGTTTTTATTTCTTCATCATTCATATGAATGTGTAAGTTTTGTCCTTTAATTAAATCTTTAAGCATAGTTTCATTTAAAGGAATATTTTCAGCAAAATCATCTCTACTTACATCATTTGCTTTTTCCCAAACTTCATTTCTATCTAAAGTATTGGGATTATATCCTCTTGCAAAAGCTACTATAAATTTTTCACCTTTATAGCAACTCATTACATAAATTCCTTCATCTTTAACTAACCAAAAAGATTTTTTGTTAGTGTACTTATCTTCATAAGCAACTTTAAATTCTTTAGCTTCAAGTGTTGCTTTAGCTAAATCTCTTAACTTTTTAGTTGATGGAAAAGTAAGACAGTGAACATTTGTGTTGTAATTCATGATTAAACCTCTACTGTGTCTAAATCAAGAACTTTAGGTTCCATCATTGAACCTTCTAAATCCATTGCTAAGTCTTGAGCTAAATAGTCATTTCCAGCAATTTCAATAGCTGTAATTTTCCAACCAAAGAAATCATCAAAAGCTTTTATTCCTTTAGCTGTAACAGCTTCAAAACGAATTTTATCGTTTTCTTTTTGATATTTTCTAGTAATATCAAAGGTTTGAGTTAGTTTCATTGAATAACTTGCGGGTTATATATATATTATACGCCGTATTTATAAGTAATAGCTGTCAATAGCTCTAATGCGTTGCAATAGTTGTATTCTTAGCATAGCTATTTACAGTTATAGAAAGGCACTGCATAATAAAAGAGTACTTTATTTTATTTTCAACCCGCAATGAAGTTATTAACAAAAGAACTTCTTAAGAAGTTACCTCCAATTGGTCATTCAATTGACACTAAAGAAGAGCCCCAAGCTATAGTTAAATGGTTTACTCCTGATTCTAACTGGACTTGGTATGTAGCTGAATACAACCCTGAAAATGGTATGTGTTGGGGTTTAGTTGATGGATTAGCTAAAGAGTTTGGTTATTTCACTATTGATGAAATACAAAAATGTAGAGGACCTTTAAAACTACCTATTGAAAGAGATAAGTGGTTTGAAAAATGTAATCTTAATTCTTTAGTTTAATGAAAAATCTATTTCTTTATATAGCAGTGGGCTTTATCAGCTACACTGCTTTTTCTTCCTCTTTAGATAAGAGTACTCAAATTCATTGTAATAGTGGAATACAACGCGCTTGCGCAGCTTTAGCAAAATGAAAGAACAAATGAAAGAGACAATTATTGTTGAATCTTTTAATTTACTTCAAAAGTTAAAAGGAATAGTTGAAACTCAACAAACTCAATTAAATATATTAATTGATGACAATACTGCTCTCAAACAAAGAGTAACTTCTTTAGAAGATCAATTAAACATTAAATCTCATTTAAATTCAGATGACAAACGCTTTATTTAAAGATGAATTTATAACTGAAAAAGTTTATAGATCATCTTCTGATTATTCCGCAACTGACATTAAAACGGAAATTAAATACAATGGTTTTACTTTATGGGACCAAAAATTTAATCCTAATACAAGACCAAAACCACCAACTGCTGCACTTAAATTAGGCTCAATGCTGCATAAAGCAGTTTTAGAACCTAATGAATTTAATTCTTTTTATCAAGTAATTGAGAATAAAAGAACTAAAGAAGGAAAAGCAAAAATCCTGGAATTAGAAGAAAAAGGTATTGAAGCTATTTCATTTGAAGAAAAAATTCTTTGCAATGATATATGTGATGCAGTAGCAAATCACCCAATAGCTTCTGAACTGTTTTCAAAAGGTGCTCCTGAACAAAGTTTTTTCTGGGATCATAAAGAAACAAATTTACCACTTAAATGCAGAGCTGATTGGATTAATGGTGATACTATTATTGATTTAAAAACAACTGCTGAAGGTGGTGCTCACGAAGATACTTTTTCACGTGCAGTAGCAAATTTTTTATACCATATTCAAGCTGCTCATTACTGTGAAGGAATTGGTCTTAAAAAGTTTGTATTTGTAGCTGTTGAAAAGGTTTATCCTTTTAATATCGGTGTTTATGAACTTGACGAGGAAACAATACAAGAAGGCTTACAAGTACAAAAAGAATCGTTAAAAAGAATAAAGTCCTACGTAAAATCCGGAATTTGGCCTGGCTATAACAAGCCTAATGAAGGAATTAAAACTATTAGCATACCTTATTGGGCATTTAAAAAATGACTTTAACTAATCCTGAAATAGAGACACAGTCTCCAAAAATTCGTTTTATTTTTGCTTTACAAAAAGCACAAAGTGAATTTCCTTCTTTAGTGAAATCTAAGCATGTTGATAACGGTAAATTTGGCTATGATTATTTACCTTTAGAACAAATGCTTTCTTTAATACAACCTGTTTTACATAAAAATGGTTTTCATTTATCTCAACTTTTTGGTTACACGCCAACAAGTCAAACCTTAATAAAAACTAAATTAGTGCATATTGGTGGCCATGAAGAAGTAAGTGAATTACCTTTATTTCTTCCACCTCGTGATTTACAAAAGAAAAATGAAGCTCATGTTTGGGGTGGTGCTGTTACCTATCAGAGAAGATACAGTATTAAATTAATTCTTGGTCTTGAAACTGATATGGATAATAATATGGAAATTGAAGAAGAAAAGCCTAAAAAAGAAAAGCCAAAACCACCTGTAAGTCAAAAATCTACAACTTTTGTTTTAGCTAAAAAAGCTATTGAAGATTGTAAGCAGCTTAAAAAACTTGATTCTTATACTGATTCTTTTAGCGATAGATTAAATGAAGGCAAAATAACAAAAGAAGAATATAGTAAATTAACTGATTTACTAGAAGCTAAATATGTAAATTTAACTGAACAAATAAATAGCTAATGGATAAACAGTATTTAACTACAAAAGATCTAGCTTTTAGATATGGTTTAAAACCTGCAACCATTAAAAGTTGGCGAGATAAAACTAAAGCTGGTAAACAAACAGGTCCGTCCTGGTATACATTACCAAAAACACATTTAGCGATCGGTCATTCTCGAGTTCGCTATGAGCTTCATCAAGTTTTGGCTTGGGAAGAAGCACACAACATTACACCAATTCATTCATTTTAAAAATTATGGCTTATCAAGAATTTGATCCAGCACTTACTCTTCCTGTTAACTTTACAGTTAGAGATAATCCATTTGAAAACAGCAAACAAAAATATCCTAAACAGTTGCGTTTGTTTATTCCTTTAAGTTCAATTGATGAATTTTGTAACCACATAAAGGCTGTTGCAAAAATGAAAATTGAAACTGGAAAAGTATATGACATGCGAACAAACGAAAGAGAAGAAGTTGAAGGTATTTATTTAAATGGAAATGGTAGAAAAAATACTTTTGAAGATGATGAAGATTCATGCTTCGGAACTATAAATCCTAGAAGAATTCAATTAGTTGATGAAACAGAGGAGATTCCTTTCTAATGGAAAAAAATTACTGGTTTTTAACAAATCCTACTTTAAAAGCTGCTTATGAAGAAGCTGATGCAGAAGGAAAAAAATTTATGGAAATGACGGATAATGTTATTCGTCAAAAACCTAAAGAATGGCAGTTAAAATTTGCAAAATCACCGACTGCAGAAGCATTTCAAATGCTTAAAAAAGAGTTTGAAGAAGCAGCACGAATAGAAGAACTTTTATCTAAATTAGAAAAATCTGAACCGGCCTTAAAAGATTTAACTTTTCAAGAAAAAAAAGAGTTTTATAAAGCAGCTGCTATTGAACAAAGAAGATTACTTTTTCAAGAACCATGGTTATTACGAAAATTTAATCCTGAAAAACGTATGGAAATATTAGCTGAATATACGCCTGAACAACAAGCAAATATGAAAGCACGAATGGATTTAGAAGATGACTTTAGAAAAGAAAAAAGAAAGGGGTTTGGATAATGAAATTAAATGAAAATCAATTTTTCCTAATAGCTGTTTCGCTAATTGAAAAAAAGCAAGCATTGTTAAAAAAAACAATGGATAACTATTGCATTGAATTAATTAACGAAATAGACCAACTATTAGATGAATTAGAAAAAAGTAATCCTGAATTAGAAGGAATAATTGATCTTATTTATAAAACTCAAAATTATTTATTATGACTGAAAAAGAATATGATGCTGCAATGTCTCAACTAAATGATCGTTATTTAAAAGAGTCAACAATGACTAACGAAGATTATTTACGAGATAAAAAAGCTATTGAAATTGAATACTTAAAAACTAAATTTAATTCGGATTAAAAAAAATGAGTTTTACCTTTAATACTGGTCAAACTTATACAGATACTTTCTTAAAAGGATTAGCCGAAGGTGTTTATATCAATGAAACTCTTGATAAAAGAAGTGAAATTGAAAAACTTTTTGGCCTTTCTGAAAAAGAAATATTTGATAAATATGGCATAAGTTTTACTAAAAACAAAATATCATTTCATGGACAAACAACTTATACTATAGAAAATGATGCAGAAGCATTAATTTATTTAATTAAAAATGGTTTTCTTAAATATGTTAGGGGAAAGGAAGTTTGGCATGACGAAGCTATTGAACAAGGTTGGAAAAATGCCTGGACACCTCCAAAAAACTATGAAGCACCGAAAAAATCAAAAGAATTAGGTCATGTTTATTTTGTTGAAAGTCAAGGCTATCACAAGATTGGTAGAGCTACAGCTGCAAGAATAAAAATTAGAATTAAAGAACAACAACCTGATAAAGTTTTAGCAGTTAGTCCTATTACAAGTAAATTTAAAACACTAGAAAGAAAGCTACATAAAATGTTTAAAGATAAAAGAGTTCTTAAATATGAAGTTTTTAGAAATCTTAATAAAGATGATATAAAAGTAATTATGAATGAATTAGGCAATAAAATTAACGTAGATATTTAGATTTATGAAAAAAACTAAATTTCCTGAAAATCCTTATATTGGTAGAATTTTTTATGACGGTGAAAAAACCTATGAATATATAACTAACCCTTTTTATAAACAGATTCCAGGAGTAAAACCGCAACCTTGCTGGATTGATATTTCACTAGAACTAAAATGAAAAAAGTACATTCTTCAGTTAAATTACAAAGATTAAAAGATATTAGGCGAAAAAATTTAGAAAGAAACTTTTTAGATGTTCAATTAAAAGGTCAAGATCACTATGTTTTTATTAAAGAAAATGGTAAAGCCCAAGTAGTTTATGAAGAGGGTCGTTGGGTAAAAGAGCATATAAGAACAGCAGTTCTTAAATTTAATTATGAAATTGATAAAATTGATAAATTATTAATTCGTGATTTTACTGAAAAAGAAATTAACCAATACGAAAAAGCTTTTTTATAGGATTAGTTTTTTTCTCTTCAGCTAAATTTTTTTTAACTAAAGCAGCTTCAAGTTCAATTAATCTTCCGAGCATTGAAGCAAGAAAAACATCTTGATCCATTTGATGTCTTACCAAGTGAGTGCAATATCTTTTAATATTGTCATAATCTTCACTTTGCATAATGTCTCTGCATCTCATTTCAACAGAAAGTTGAAGTTCAGGAGGTGCTTCTTCAATTTCAATATTTAAAAATTTTCTCATTGTCTTACAGGAAATAATTGTTTTTCCAAAATATCCACTGCACGATCATCGAGACTATTTGAGGTTTGTTTACAAATAGCACGTAAAAGATCAACTACTAAACGTTTTACAGTTGTAGTTGTAAGAAACGTCATTAGTATTGGTTTTAAAATTTTAATCATAAAAAATGTGTGTTACTTTCCAAACATAACAATTTTTGCTAAATTTGCCATAAATACAGTTTTTTTATGGAAGAAGATAAAGAAGAAAAAGAAGGCACAGATTGGGCTGAAATTTTTGGTCATGCAGTTAGATTTATGATCTTATGCTGGTCATTAGCAATGATGACTTTAGGTTACATGGATAAAATTCGAAATGACGGAGCTTTTTTAGCCGGTCTCACGAGTGGGGTTTTAGGCAGTTACGGTATCTCTGTTAACAAAAAGAAAAATGCAAATTCACCTAAAATGATTGATAATAGTAAAAACAACGTAGGAATCAAATGAAAAAATTATTAACTTTACTTTTATTTTTACCTACGGCTGCTTTTGCAGATATAACCTCTTCAATAAGTTCATCTGTAAAATTAGAGGTTTCAGCAGCGGCTACAGCAGCAGATAGAATTGGAAATTCATATAGTGTTTCAGGAACTGGTGTTACAACTACAGATGGAACAACTGCCGGAAGTCTTGGAGGTTTAGGTGCAGCAACTAATGGCGTAAATGCTTATACACCAATTACAGCTAGTCAGCTCACTGATGGCGAATCTTTTTCGTACACTGTTTCACACACTACAGGCGATACTATATCAACAAGTTTAACTACAGGCGAAGTAAGTGCTTTTGGAGATTTAACCAGTACTTCAGGAGGTACAGCAACAAATTTAGCTGGAACAGTAGATAATCATGTAATTACAGTAACTGCTGGATCAGCTGGAACTACTGCAACAGGTCAATATGTGACAACAGTAACTGTAGATTAATGAATTATGCGAAAGCTTTTTTTATTAGTTTTTTTATATGTTTTACCAGTTAATGCTAATATCGTTCCAAATTTTGTTCAGGGTAGTATGCAAAGTACAACGAATACTCAGAGCACTATTACAGAAAGTATTACGAGTACAGATTATTTTGGCAATTCGTATGAATATACAGTTACAGGAACTGGAATTACTACAGATGGTGCAGTTTCACCTCAAACAACAACAGTTACAGGAACGACCTCAGGGCAATCATATAATTATACAGGGTTAGATTTATCAAATACAAACAAGCCACAATTTACTTTAGTAAATCCAACTTCTGGAAATTCTTTTCAATATACAGAGACATATCGCGGTCCAGGTGGAATTTCAAACATAACATCAATAACAAGACAAATATCAACAGAATCAGTTACTTCTACTACCTCTGTATTTTCGCAATAATTTTAAGTCCATTTAAAGTTTTTGCTAATGCTGTAAGTCAATCAAATTCAGGTTCAGTTACTAATCAAAATTGGAATGTAAATAACGGAAGTTTTCATACAAATCAATTTGGAGGAGGCATAGTTTGTCAAGGAGCAATGATGACTATTACACCATTTACTACATTTAATTCAAATTATAGAAAGCCTTATAGAGACTATTATAAAACGCCTGTTTATGATGAAACTGATATTGTGGGAGATTTTGATGATAATGGAAATCCAATAGGAGATGGTACTCCTGATAATCCAGGGGTTATACTTTATGAACAAATAAATTATTCAGGTACAAATAAAGATAGTTATGCTTTAGGAACTGGAATAACATTAAATTTTTCAATACCTTTAGATAGGCAATATACAAGACAATGTAAAGAAGCTGCTCAAGTTCAAAATGATATAAATAAACAAAAACTTAAAAATTTAGAACTTGATTGGCATTTCGCCAGATTAAAACATTGCGGAGAGAAAAAAATTGCTGGAATCCAATTTACTAAAGACAGCCCTTACTATAATTTATGCAAAGATATTGAAATTGTACCGCGTAAAAATCAAGTTATTCCCCATCAACATTCTTTGACTTCCGAGAAGTAGCTTTTTTTATAGCAGTTTTAACAATATTTTTTAAAAAATTTACCAATAAAGGAGATGTAGCAGCCGTAATTGCAATAAGGCTAGTATTGATAATAAGAGGAGGAGATGGTATCCAACGATCAACAAATCGAGTTTCTTCGAATAAGGTAATACAGGTTTTGCCATCTTCAGAAATTTTATGGCCTACAACCTTTTCTAACCTATCTTCTGATGCATACATACCCACTCGTAAATCTTTGTCACCTGGACATTTAATAAAAAACTCTTCTTCTTTTTTTTTTGGTAATTTAGGTTTTTCTTGTTTATATTCAGGCTGTACTTCTTTTACTTCTTCTTTTTTATCTTCTTTTACTTCTGTAATTTCAATTTTTCTTCGATCATATAACATTGGTTCAAAAGTTGGCATTGACCCGTGTGGACAGCTTATCGAAGTTCCGCGAGGATCATCTTCGTAAAGCGCTGTATTTTTAATAGAAGCATCTCTATGCTGTTTATAACAACCCGGTAAAACTAATGAAGGTAAAGGTACATTTAAAACATTATAAGGATTATTATCTGGAATATTAATTACTGGAATACTAATATCTGGAATATTAATATTAGGTATTTCCATTTACAAAGGTAAAGAAGGACCTGTTATTTTTGGCATTTCTAAAGGTATTTGTTTTTTCATTTTTTCAGTTAAATCGTTCATTAATTTATTTTTTAAATCTCTTTCAAATTCAGGACTTTTCATATATTGAATGGCAACAAAACCAAAAGCAGCCATTGACCCAGATAACAATAAAGACAATAATGAGGCTACTTGGCAGATACGATTAAACATGATTAAATTTGCAATTTTAAAAGCACTATCTTTTACAAGTGTGCTGGTATTACTGCTTATTGTAGCCCTATCCCCTCTCTACGTCACTATGGGGTTAATGACAAGGCAAATGCACGAAAAGGTTAATTAATCAGCAGGGTCGGGTTCATTTCCCTCTGCCTTCCAATCAAGATATTGTTGATATAAAGAGCTTTCTGGATTGAAATTTATAAAATATGTTATGCCACCCTCAGTAAGCTTTACTTTATCAACAACTCCTGTGTCTATATTTTTAGTTAATTTGTATTTAGCCATAATTAAAGTTCTGCACTATAACCTATTCTAGCACTAGCATTATTAAGTCTTAACAAAGCTATTTGGCCTGGAGTCATTCCACTTAAACCATCACTAAAACTTAATTCCGCTTGTAGAAGTCTTTCATTTCCACCTCCTATCGCATCTGGGTATCCATTTGCCCCACCAGCTTGAAATACTCTAAAATAATCTGTTCCTCCAACTGAGTAAATATCAGGAATTGTACGCATTGATACTGGAAAATGAATCATGGCTCTTGCATTTGATGCTGTGTAAATAAACATAGCAGCAACAGTATCATTATTGTCTACAGAACCATCTGCTACCATAAGAAAATATCTTTGACATAAAGCAAGCTCCTGTGCAAATGACCTGTGTTCAAAATCTGTTGCTACGCTACCTACCTCTAATTGAACTCCTGTAAGCTCAAATGTTGCATCATTTGTTGTATACCATGTTGAAGTGAAATCTTTATATCTAGCATTCCCATCATAAGCTGCCCAAGCATTTAAAGTTGGACTTGCAGTTGTATAATCAGTTCCTACAAATTGTCCAAAAGCTATATATAAACCTTCAGAATTATTATTATCAAAAGTTAAATTAGAATTTCCCGAAATTGGTACAGTTACTTTTGTCCAAGTATCAGCACTTAAAGAGCCTGTTTCAAAAATAAAAGCCTGAGCTGTACCATCATAGCTATATAATCTTCCATAAAAATTTTGTGCAACACTAGATTTACACCAAAAAGATAAGGTTATGAAACTTGATGAAGAAGTATAATTCCAACCACTATTTGCAACATCTTGTGCTTCAATTTTATATTCTATTCTTACCCGATCACTAGTTCCTGCACCGCTTGTTTGGTTTCCGTTAGTTATTCTTAATGCTTTTCTGAATCCTAATGTGTAAGGTGTCGTTCCACTAGCAACATCAACTTGTGCTTGCGTTGGTGCTTCATCTGCACCGCTGACTTGCATTTGAAATCTATCAACAGTTTGGTAGCCAGAAGATGTTGATGACGTACCACGTTGAGCCACTTGCATAGCTCCGTTGATTATTAAATTTCTATTACTTAAGTTATTAGTAATATTCGCAGTACACGTTCCATCAGAATTGTTAACAGTAATAGCAGCAGTACTTGCTCCTACTCCTTTTATTGAATTTACCTTGATCTCTGACATAATTAACTAGGTTTTAGGAAATCTCTCTTTGACAGCTTTTACATCTAAATACCATGCTCCTGTTTTAGCATCAGCACCAAATTTGCCATCATCTATATCATGCCACAATAAATCTAATTGTTCTTTAGTGGACTTGTAGCCTTGCTCATTTGTTGAAGGCTTACCATTTATTCGATTAAATTCATAAATTTCCATTAGACTGACCCTATAGCTTTAATGCCTACACAAGGCATATGAAATTGATTGTTTTCAAAAGATTGATCGGATGCTCTAAATGCTTCTCCAAATCTGTGAATAGAACCCTCGTAGCTACTTGACCAATATCTCATTTGAATCCTTATCGTTTTTGCACTACTCCAACTTTGAACACGACCAATGCTTGAATCTGCACTTAAACCTGATTCAATTCTAAAAGGATGTGTAATAATTGCTGGTTGATAATTATTATTTGCACTTCTTATCGTATGAGGTCTTTTCCCAACTCTTGTTCCATCTAATTGAAGTTCAAAACCACTTATACTATCGGCATCTACATAACTATAAGCAAATGCAAAAGTATATACAACAATCTTTGTATTTGCTGGTGGCTGGTACGAGATTTCAGAACCAGTACAAGTTGTTAAAGATGATGGAACAGCTTGATAAGCGGTAACATTTTGTATAGAAACAGAACCTTGAGCAGTTGTTACGGCTGTACCATCACAAGGTACAAAAAATTCTTCTAAAACTTGTAAAGGATTTGAATTACCAGCAGCAGCAAACTCAAGCTCTGCATTTGTTGAGCTATGGTTCGCACTTGCTACTTTTAAAACTTGACCAGCAGAACCAGTTGTAGATGGTAATTTTAAAGTAATATCAGAACTAGGATTAGCTGCTGGACTATTTAAAATAGTGCCATTTCCAGAAGTATGTTTTAATTTAATACTTGCCATAATTAACTTGGTTCAGTAGGAAAAGTGACAGAACTCATATCTAAATTACCATCAGAATCTAATTTAGGCGATGCACTAGCTGGTAAATCTCTTAATGCCTGACGATATGTTTTCCAATCATCTGCAAGTGTTAAATCAGAACTGGCTCTCCAATCACAAGCTGTTAATAATCTGTCTCTTTCAAGTCTTAATAATCTCATAGGTTCTGCATTATTTAATCTTGTAACCTCTGCATCTATTTCAGCTTCAGTTGGTGGTGTATCGCTTTCATGCCATGTTAAACCAGAATAATCTGTTCCACCCCAAGACCATTGCTTGTTAGGTTTAAGAATTGTTAATGCTTTAATTCTGTTATAAATCATTATGCACCGACTTCCATTACGATAAAA